TAACTTTACATCCATAAACATTAACACATTTTATTATGAAAGCAAAATTTTTAACAGATTGTAAGGTATGCGGAGGCTCAGGAAGTCATTGTTATAACGACAGAGCAGATGATGATCCAAGATTTGACTACTCTCATGAGTGCAGACAGTGTGAGGGTGAAGGCAAAGTTATAGATGAAGAGACTCTTGACATCCGCATGAATGATGTTGAGGACATGATTGATGGTATGATGACTCGCATCAGACTTACATCTGACACTATTAAAGACCTTAACAAAGGTATGTTCTATGAGTTAGTGACTAAGTATAAGAATAGACTACACACTCAAGCTCGTGCACTTGCAAGATTAGAAACTCATTTAGCAATCCTTAAAACTTATTAATCATGGAAAAGACTGTACAGGACATTTTCGTGGCTTCTGCTGTATTATTTATTGTAATTGGTATATTGATATACTTAGGAGTAATTGGATAGCATGAGAGAGCCTAAAATCAACTTAGCAATTATAAGCTATTGGGATAGCTTTGATGAAATCAGATATTATAAATATTTAAAACTATTAAAAAATGTGGACAATACACTATCGAGGATACATGGGAGGAGCTTGGAGGATATTAAAAAAGACTGTGCAAGCAGACTCAGAATGGGAAGCTCGAAGGATGAGCAACCTTTGGGAGAAACTAATCATTAAAATTGAGAGAGTATGAATCAACTTAAGATGTACAGGTGCATTAGACTCATGCAGATGTTACAAGATAAACCAAGGTATATCCATACCATTGCAAGATACTTGAATGTATCAGAGAGAACAGTGTACAGATACTTTGATTTGTTTAAACAGTTAGGATACACAGTAAATAAAAATAATAATAAATATAAATTAGAAATATGAAAACAGCAGTAGAATGGTTGCAGGATACTTGGTTAAATTATCCTGACTTATGTAGTTATGATAAAATACAAGAATGGTTTAAACAAGCCAAAGAAATGGAGAGAAATGATACTGATAATAAAGTTATTCACTTTGCAGAATGGTTAACTAAAAAACATACATCTACATTAATTACTTTGTATGAACATTTTGAAGAACAATACTACAACGAAACCTTTAAATCAGAATAGAATGCAAATAACAAACCCAACCCGTTTAGTCTTAGCATGGAAAGCTATGGCATACACATTAAAATTTAGTTGATATGGCTGAGGAAGCAAAGATGGCACTACTCATGTTAGTGGTAGGATTATTAATGATAGTAACAGGCAAGATATGGAAGAAATAATACAATATATTAAGGAGCATAAACTTGATGCCAGGGATAGATATAGACCATTAGTCTACAAGAGATATTACTTCTATAACCTTCTCAGACTTCAAGGGATGACTTATAAACAAATCGGTGATATCTTTGATAAAGACCATGTAAGCATCATTCATGGCATTAAGACTCACAAGATGTTTACTGAAATGAATGATCACATCTACTATGAATGCACTGAGATGGAGAGGCTTAAATTTGAGCAGTTATCTCCTCAGTATGACCTCATTGAGGACATTAAGAACTGCTACTCATTTGAGATGTTGAAAAAAATTAAGTTTAGATTGAAAAATAATCTATATAAAAACTTACCTTTGCCTCCTCACTTGAATGATGGTGAGGAGATGTGATTGATGTTTAAGCCCTGAGCAGTAGCTTGGGGCTTTTTTTGTGCCTTTTTAGGTACTTAAGTACACATTTTCGCCTCTATATATACTATATATTATTTTTTTTAAAGAAATATTTTATTTCAACATCTCTAAAATGGCAAAATAAAGTGTATTTGTGTACCTAATTTGAATGAAAGCCTTATAAATAAAGGGTTTTAGTAGGTACTTTTATAGGTACAAATTAAAATTTTTCTATATTTGTTAAACTTATGATTTTTATTTTTAATTTTGTACAGGGGTTGACGATTAGCTATCTCGTAAAAGGCTTACTGTGTGCCTTCCCTCATTTTTTAAACACAGTATTTAATAACACAGTAATATGATTGTATCTATATTTAAAAAGGTAACTGATACCACCACCCCTTATGATAAGGATGTTCTTTATTGCTTAAACCGTATTAAGGAAGGAAAATCAAAAGAATTAGTTGAGAAAGTAAGGTCATTTGCTACAAAGGATGAGCAGAAACCTTATAAGAATGAACTCCCTGGAGTGTGTTTCAATGGCACATTTACTCATAGAAAAATATCAGGGCTCAATCAAAGGTCAGGATTAATAGTTTTGGACTTTGATGATATGTCTCATCAAGCTGAGGCTAAGCAATTCAAAGATGAGCTAATAAAAGATAATTATATATTCTCTGCATGGATATCACCATCAGGAAAAGGAGTGAAAGCTCTTGTTAAGATACCAAAGGATGGCAACTTCAAAGGATATTTTGACTCATTAAGGTCATACTTTGACTCAGAGTATTGGGATAATACAGGAAGTAATATTGATAGATTCTGTTTTGAGTCTTATGATCCTGAGTTATACCTAAATGTTAACTCAATAGAATGGACTCAGATTGAAGAGCCTGACCTGGATGATATTGGTAGCTCAGATGTGACCATACCTATTAAGTCAGACAATAGAATAATAGAGAACCTTCTCAAATGGTGGGATAAAAAGTATGGCATGGTGGCAGGAGCTAAGAATAATAATCTTTTTATCCTGGCATCTGCTTTCAATGATTATGGCATCAATAAATCTGAGTGTGAGAATGTGTTACTTAAATTTGATGAGGGAGGTAAGGATAAGGAGATACTTAAAATAATTAAAAGTGCCTATTCTAAAAGCTCACAGTTTGGCACTAAGTTTTTTGAGGATGCTATCTCAAAAGAGAAAATTGAGAAACAAATAAGAGCAGGTAAAAAAACATCTGATATAGTTAAGTCATTGCCTGAGTTCTCACAGGATGAGATTGAGAAGTGTGTTGACTCTATAAAAGATACAGGTAACATTGATGACTTTTGGACTTACACAAAGCAAAATAAGATACAACTTAGCATTCATCAGTTTAAATTTTGGCTACAACAGAACAATTTTTTTAAATACTTCCCCACTGACAGTAATACTTATACTTTTATTCGCAAAGAGCAGAACCTAATTGAAGAGACAAATGAGAAGAGAATAAAAGATTTTACTCTGAGCTCATTGTTATCCAGGGAGGAGATAGGATTTCAACCTTATGACTTGATGGCAGGGAGTGCTAAGTATTTCACATCTGAGTTTTTATCTATGCTTGATAGTGCTGAGGTTGATATGCTTGAGGATACTGCTGAAAAGTGTTATCTATACTATAGAAACAGCTGTATTGAGATAACAAAGCAAGGCATTAAAGAACATGAGTATATTGACCTTGATGGATATGTATGGAAGAAACAAATAGTTGATAGAGAATATAAGAAATGTGACCATCATGCCTCAGAATTTAGAACTTTTTTATGGCTTATCAGTGGTAAGGACTCATCAAAATATAACTCATTCAAGTCAGTTATAGGATACTTAATGCACTCTTATAAGACCTCTGCAAATAATAAAGCTATCATATTCAATGATCAGACTATATCTGAGAATCCTAATGGGGGAAGTGGTAAGGGTTTATTTTGGAATGCTCTTGCTAAACTTAAGAAAGTATCCTCAATAGATGGTAAAACTTTTGAGTTTACTAAGTCATTCCCTTATCAGACTGTTTCAACTGATACTCAATTATTAGTATTTGATGATGTTAAAAAGCATTTTAATTTTGAAAATCTATTCTCATTGATAACAGAGGGTATTACTCTTGAGTACAAAGGTCAAGATGCTATCAAGTTACCTGTTACAAAATCACCTAAGATAGTCATAACTACCAATTACACTATCGGAGGAGTAGGTGGCTCATTTGAACGTAGAAAATTTGAGGTAGAGATGTCTGATTATTTTGGTTATCATAGATCACCTCTTGATGAGTTTGGGCATATGTTGTTTGATGATTGGAATGAGGAGGAGTGGGCACGATTTGATAGCTATATGATTAACTGCTGTCAATACTATCTTAAAAATGGACTTGTATCTCATGACTTTACTAATCTTGATGTAAGGAAGTTTATAAAAGAGACCTCATTTGAGTTCTATGAGTGGTCAAAAGATGACCATTTGCCACTTAACACAAGACTTTATAAAGATGAGTTACATAGATTATTTACTGAGGAGTACACTGACTATACTAAGCTAAGTAAAAAGAAATTCACTCAATGGCTGCATGTATTTGCTGAGTATCATAAGCATAAGATTTTTGAAGGCAAAACAAATAATATCAGATGGATAGTATTTGAGAGTGATAATGTACAACCCCCTCAAGATGAGGATGTGTGGGATAATGTTAAACCTGTAGATAAAGCACCTTTTTAATATGCTGACAATAACTAACGAAGACAACATGCAACTCATGGCACGCTATCCTGATAATTACTTTGACTTGGCTATTGTTGACCCTCCTTATGGGATTGATGCAGATGTTAAAAATAGTACTGATAAGATGCAAACTAAAAAATCAGCTACAAAATCTAAAAAATACGGCTCTCAATTATGGGACTCTGATATTCCAACAGATGAGTATTTTGATGAGTTAAAAAGAGTATCTAAAAAACAAATTATTTGGGGTGCTAATTATTTTGGTTTAGTTGGTGGTATGATTTATTGGCATAAAAATGTAACAATGCCAACTTATAGCACAGGAGAACTTGCTTGGGTTAGTTGGTTAAACAAATTAGATTTTGTTAATATTTCTTGGCATGGAATGATTCAACAAGATATGGCTAATAAAGAAACACGAATACACCCAACACAAAAACCCGTTGCACTTTACAAATGGCTATTAGACAAATACGCTAAACCAACTGACAAAATACTTGACACTCACTTAGGCAGCGGCTCAATAGCTATTGCATGCCATGACTACGGCTTTGACTTGACAGCGTGTGAGCTTGATAAGGAGTACTTTGATAAGGCAATGCAGAGGATAACTAATCATACTAATCAATTAAATTTATTTATATGAATAAAATAAACAAAGACAAACTCAATGCTCTCATGATGGAGAGCTTGAAACTTAAGTATCCTAACATCCCTGAGTCATACATCCCTAAAACCGATTGGAAGGATAACTCTGCTAATGCTTTGACAAAGTGTGTGATTGCATGGGTGCAGTTTATGGGAGGTCAAGCTGAGAGAATATCCTCACAAGGTCAGTACAGGGAAGGTGCTAAGATACAAGTGGGCTCAGGTCAGTTGGCTTATACTAAGCAAATGCCAGGGAAGTGGACACCAGGACAAAGCACCAAAGGAACAGCAGATATCTCAGCTACTATCAGAGGGAGGTCAGTTAAGATAGAGATTAAGTATGGGAAGGATAGACAGTCAGATGCTCAAAAGGAATATCAAGCATCCATTGAGAGAGCAGGTGGGGTATATATCATAGTGAGAGACTTTGATAGTTTTGTTGAGTGGTATGAGAAATTTACATTAGGGATATGACAGCAAAGGAGAAAGCAAGGGAGTTAGTAGATATCTATAGGATAATGCTAATGAATAGTGATACTGATTGTGGTCAAGAGATATTGTGTACTGTGATAGCTAAGTACTCTGCATTGATTGCTGTTGATGAGATTATAAAAAATCAAGATAATGTTATTGACATCATGAGATATAAGCTAATCTTAGGTGGTATAAAATCAATTACAATGCAGTCAGACTATTGGAATAATGTAAAAAGATATATAGAGGAACTATGAAACACAAGCCATCCCCATTAGTCAGATATGATGTGTATATCAAGGCTAAGAAACGCAGGATTAGAAAAACAAGGATAGTAATTAACAACGAAATAGATTAAATTATGACATTAGACTCGCATGAAATTAGGTTAGGCAATACCTATAAAGTAGAATTAGGAGATGGCACTCACAAAACTGACCTTATAAACTTAGCAGACCTTGAGAATCTGCTTGATGATGACCTTGATGACTTTTATCAGGCACTTGAGATAAGTGAAGAGTGGTTGATTAGGGTAGGATTTAAGCAAGTATCAGATAGGATATATGTCAAAGATTATCATTATGGTTATGAGTTTGGTATAACTAATCATTTTGTCATAAAAAATGGTGCTCACTTTATAAGATACAATCATATTCAATATGCTCATCAACTTGAGAACCTATACTTTGCACTAACAGGGGAGGAACTAACATACAGTTGTTAATAACTTTTATTGTCATATATGCAAAAATCTCTTATCTTTGCTGAAAATATTAATCACATGGAAAAAGAATTAAAATCATCCTCTGAGAAAATCAGAGAGGCTAATCAAGTAGAGGCACTAACTCTACATCAGAAGTTACACAGGGCTAAGTTAACTATCGGTAAGGTAACTAAGAACGCACAAAGCCATCATTCTAAGTATGCTGACCTCAATGCCATCCTTGATGCTGTTGAGCCTATCCTATTAGAGAATGGAATGATACTATTACAGCCTATTCAAGGCAACAGTGTCTGCACTCAGATAGTTGACATTGACTCAGGTGCAATGCTTGAATCATGCATGGACTTGCCTCAAGGAGTTAATCCTCAGAACATGGGCTCTGCCATCACTTACTACAGGAGATATACTCTTCAAGCTGCTCTATCTCTTCAAGCTGTTGATGATGATGGTGAGAAAGCATCTAAGGAGGAAGTAGTTAAAGAGACATTATCTAATGAACGCTTCAACAATGCACTTATTAAGATTAAGAATAAGGAGTACACAGTAGAGGAGCTTAGAAAAAACTTTCACCTAACCAAAGAACAGGAGGCACAGCTATGAAATGGAGACCTTCACAACTTGGGAAGCTCATGACTAACTCAAGGAGCAAGTCAGAGATGCTATCAGAGACTGCTAAGTCTGAGATACGCAAGATTGCTAAGCAGGACTTCTATGGCTATGAGACAAACATCAAGACTAAGCCAATGATCAAGGGCACTGATTGGGAGCAGGATGGTATTGACCTTCTCAATAATGTTCGATTCACTAACTACACTAAGAACACTGTCAGAGTAGAGAATGAGTATATGAGTGGATGCTGTGACATCATAACAGATGACCTCATCATTGACATTAAGAGCTCATGGTCATTAGATACCTTCCCTGCTACACCATCAGAGGGTGAGAACTCTGACTATGAGTGGCAAGGAAGAGCTTATATGTGGATCTATGATAGACCTGCCTTTGAGTTAGTCTACACTATGTATGATACACATGATGACCTATTGACTGATTGGGATAACAAAACCATCCATAAGGTTAATCACATCCCAAGTCATCACAGAGTGACTGTGTTAAGCTATGAGAGAGACATTGATAAGGAGGAGGAGATTAGAGAGAAGCTCATCTACTGCAATGAGTACTATAGTAAATATGTAAATGAATTAAATAATAAATAAAATGTCAGATTTAACAATCAAAGGAGCTGTTAAGCTCATCAATGAGGTGAAAGTCATCTCAGATAAGTTCTCAGTGAGAGAGTTCGTAATCACTACTCCTGATGCTAAGTATCCACAGGATATAATACTGTCAGCAGTCAATGATAAGATGTCAATCTTAGACTCAATAAGACCAGGTCAAGAGGTGGAGGTATCCTTCAACCTAAGAGGCAGAGAGTTCAATGGGAGATACTATAACACTCTTGATGCTTGGAAGGTAACAGCAACAGCTAACACTGCCAAAGATGATGACTTCCTATTCTAAGACAGTGTATCTCAAGGTTAATGAGACCTTTACTGATTGGCTCAGGAGAGAACTTAAGGATGAGCTATCCATAAGATATAGAGCTGTGCATATGTCAGAGGATATGGGAGTGACTAACATCACACTGCACCGCTTCCTGCATGGCAGTGAGGTCAGAGGTGACTTCTATGACAAAGCATTCAAGTTCTTAATCAAAAAAGGCAAGTAACACTTTCAAATATTATTCTTAACTTAGCCACCATGATAGCATCCTTAGTAGTATCGTGGTGGCTTACTCACTTCACTCCATTGCAGGACATCTTAGACAGAGTGTTCCTACGTATAGAGGTTGATTGGCTACACACAGCTCTTGGCTGTTGGAAGTGTATGTCATTTTGGACTGCATGGATATACTCAGGGAGCTTCATCACTGCTTGCACAACATCACTCATAGCCGTATGCTTGAACAAACTGATATACAACTCATAGATACTATCCTAAATCAACCTGAGGAGAAGGTGCTCACTAAGAGAAGCCTTATACAACTGCAACAAGTTAAGAACAGAGTCACAGGGCAGAGAGATAAGGAGTGTTTCTGTGCATCAGTACGCAGGAAGGTATGGCTCAAAGACTTCACTCAATGGTATGAAGGAGCACTTGGATAGATATCTCACTAAGCACTACCTTGATGTGCTCAAGTACACTCGCCACTTCTTAGATGTGCTCAACATCCCCACCTCAATAGATGCAGATGCAGTTATCAACAATGCCTACCTTCACTGTGTAGCCATCAATGCTCAGGAGATGACAGAGGATAAGGCTAAGAGTTACCTATTCAACACCATTAAG